TGTTCCGACTGATCCGCTTACTGCAATCACAAATACTAACCTATTAGCGTGTCATCTCCCATACATTGCTGATGGTTCAACTAACAACTGGGCGCTTAATGTAAATGGAAACAACGTTTCCACAAAACCATTCTCTCCCTACAACTACGAAGAATACTCAGCGACAGATCACGGTGGGTCTATGTATTTTGATGGTACTGGGGATGTTATATATACTCCCCAAGATACCGCATTTAATATTGGCACCGATGATTTTACATTTGAGGCTTGGGTTTACCCAACTTTATACACAAGCAATAATTGGAATACGTTATTTGCAATTGGAAATACAAGCAACTTTGGTGGATTATTAGTAGGCAAAACCGATACTGGGAGTTTTGTCATAAGGCAATATGGGACGGCTAATGTTGTTACTACAACTAATTTGCCAGACCTAAATGCTTGGACGCACATTGCTTGCGTTAGATCAAGCGGAACATCTAAACTTTATTACAACGGCTCTGAAATTGCTACAGCTTCAGATACTACTAACTACTCTTCCACAACACCATTTGCTCACATTGGTAATTCTGATCATACAACGTATTCACATTATTGGAATGGTTATGTTTCCGATGCTAGGTTTATTAGTAGCACCGCCGTTTACTCTGGCGCATTCACTCCACCAACAGGCCCACTAACGACTACTGGTGGAACATATTCAAGTACGACTAATGTAAACACCAGCATCACGGCAAGTAATACTTTACTGCTCATCAAAGGCGCAGACGCTTCAATCATAGATAAATCGCAAGGTACTAACCTGAAGCTGGTTGGCGATACTACTGGTTCTACCACTCAGGTTAAGTTTGCTGGTTCTAAGTCAATGTATTTTGATGGGAGTGGGGATTACGTTTTTGTTCCCGCCTCGTCTTTCTTGGATATAAGTTCATCAGATATAACAATAGAAGGCTATTTTTACACAACATCTACCTCAGTAAAACAAGGTGTTTGGGAATTTTATAGCGATGATAGCAACTATGCTAGACTGTTTTTTGAGGGCGGCAATGGAAATGTTCTTCGCCTGACGTTGAATTCTGCTGGTACGCTAAGACTGAATGCAACCGGTACAACTACTCTGTCGATTAACACTTGGTATCACATTGCAGTAACCCGTGACCATTCATCAGGAGCGTGGAAAACGTATATTGGTGGGGTTCAAGATACTGGTGCGTCTGGAACAGAAAGCGCAGCTGTTGATACTTCTTTATGGAATTTTGAAATAGGTAGGGATCTGGCTGGTACAGATAGATATTGGGCAGGCTATATCCAAGACTTCCGTTTTACTAAAGGTCTTGCTCGCTATACCGCAAACTTTACACCTCCAATACTCTCGTTAAAAGGTTAAAGTAGTTGCATTAAGTACTAATATATACTATATTAACTATATAATGTCCAGGAGACAATAATGACAGAAGAGAATAAAGTTCCTACCGTCGTAGTAAACGATAAGGAATATGAAATTGATAGCCTTAATGGTGAACAGAAATATGCTATCTCTCAATTAAGAGATATTTCAAATAAGCTTAATGATCTTTCTTTTCAATCAGAGCAGCTTAAAGCCGCTCAGAGAGTTTTTAGTGCAGCTCTCACAGAGTCGTTAAAACCAGAAGAAGAATCAGAAGAGTAAAATGTAATTATACTAATTTAAATGGCGGCTTCGGCTGCCATTTTTTTTATTATAAATACTGATAATATTATAAATAGTATTACAATTTTAGGAATATTAAATGGCAGTCCCTACATCAAGAGCAACTCTAATTGAATATTGTCTTCGCCGTTTAGGTGAACCTGTTATTGAAATTAACGTTGATCCAGATCAGTTAGAGGACCGTCTAGACGAAGCTCTTCAGCATTTCAGAGAGTATCATTCTGAAGGTACCTACAGAACATTTTTTAAGCATCAAGTAACTTCTACTGATATTGTTAATGAGTATATTGAAGTATCATCTGATATAATTCAAGTGCAGAGATTGTTTAGAATTCCTTCAGGTAATGGTGGTAGAAACTTCTTTGATATAAAATATCAAATGCATCTTAACGATATCGCTGACCTACATTCTTTTATTGGTGATCTAGGTTATTATGAGCAAATGCAGCAGTATCTATCTTTACTTGATATGAAATTGACTGGCAATCCTCAAGTCAATTATGTGCGTAATCAAAATAGATTATACATTCATGGTGACTTTTCTGATGGGGATATCAAGGAGAATGACTACCTTATAGCAGAAGTATATCAGATTGTTGACGGATCTTCTCATAGTGATATCTACAATGATATGTGGTTAAAAGAATATACTACAGCTCTTATCAAGCAACAATGGGGATCTAATCTCATTAAGTTTGAAGGTATGGTACTACCAGGCGGTGTTCAGTTAAATGGTAGACAGATTTTTGAAGATGCTACACAAGAAATAGCTCAGCTACGAGAAAGAATCAGATTAGAGCATGAAGTGCCTGTTGATTTCTTTATGGGGTAAATCATGGCAACTAATCACTACTTCAGCCAAAAAGTAAGATCTGAGCAAGATTTATATGAAGATATCATTATTGAGTCTCTTAAAATCTATGGCCAAGACGTATATTATCTTCCAAGAGATATTGTAAACGAAGATAGAATCTTAGGAGATGATGTCCCTTCTAGATTTAATTCATCTTATAAGATTGAGATGTATATTGAAAACGTAGAAGGTTTCGATGGTGAAGGTGACCTGTTTACTAAGTTCGGAGTAGAGATAAGAGATCAAGCCACATTTATTGTATCAAGAAAGCGATGGGCTAACTCAGTAGCAAGATATGATAATGAGCTTAGCAGTATTAGACCTTTAGAGGGTGACTTAATTTATCTACCGCTTTCAAATAAGTTATTTCAGATCATGCAAGTTGAACATGAGCAACCTTTCTATCAATTAAGTAATCTTCCGACATATAAGCTGAGAACAGAGCTCTTCGAATATAATGACGAAGATCTCGATACAGGTATTGATGAGATTGATGTTATTGAAAGAGCACATGCTTATGAGTATCTACTTACATTAGATAGTGCAAGTAATGGCTTTACTATTGGAGAGACAGCTACGCAGACCTTCTCTACTGGGGTGACAATGCAGGGAGAGATCTCTAAGTGGTCTGATTCAGATAATATACTAGGACTCATCCATGTAGGAGCTAGTGATGGTCTTTATCATGAGTTTACCACAACACTACAGATATCTAGTTTAACATCAGTTGCTACTGTTACGGCTGTCGCAGAAGATAATCAGATATCAAGCAATGAGCAGAATACTGACTTTAATACTATAGGGGATGATTTCTTAGACTTTACAGAATCTAATCCATTTGGTGATCCTAGTGACTGATATGTTTGATTTTGGATTCACAGCAGTAAATGAAGAAGAGTTAGAAGCAGTTCAAAAAGTAACTGTTGCGGCAACCTCTGTTGAAGATAGACTAAATAACTTATACAATGCTATTGTACCGCTTTTAAATAACTTAAAGAAGAATCCAGAGAAAGATTATATTCTTTGGCCAAACCGTTTAGCTAAGGTAGAAGAATTTGAAGATCATCTACAGAAGATATACAAGGGTTAATTATGCTTGGTAATCATTTCTATCATGAACGGTTAAGAAAGAGTGTAGCAGTATTTGGTGCTCTCTTTAACAACATTTATGTTGTGCGTAAGAACGCTTCTAATCAAGTTATTTCGCAAGTTAAGGTCCCTCTCTCATATGCTCCTAGACGTAAGTTTTTAGATCGTATAAGAGAGAATCCAGATTTATATAATGATACAAAGGTAGCTATGAAGCTACCAAGAATGTCTTTTGAGATTACTACTATACAGTATGATCAAGGAAGGCAACTACAAAAGACAAATAATTTTCAGCAAGCAGGTACAACAGTTGAGCATAGAAATATGTTCTACACATACGTACCATATAACTTAGGGTTTCAGTTAAGTATATATGCTAAGAACCAAGACGACGCTCTGCAAGTGGTAGAGCAGGTCTTACCATACTTTAACCCGCAATACACATTAACCTTAAAACCTTTTGCTGATTATCCGGATATTAAAGAAGATGTTCCTATCGCTCTTAACGGAGTAGACTTTGCAGATGATTACGAAGGTGCATTAGAGCAAAGAAGAACTATCTTATATACTTTATCATTTGATATGAGAATTAACTTTTATGGACCTATACAGTCTAAAAACGTTATACGCAAATCTATAAATAACATTTACGATATAAACGCTGGAGTATCAGGAGATAATTTCTCAGGTAGAGTTACTGTGACTCCAGATCCATTAACAGCTATTGGTTTAGCAGACAGTGACTTCGGATTCACCGAGGTTATAGAAGAAAAAGATAACAGATCTTATGTACTTAACGGTTATGTAGTAACCGATTATTTTAGCATCGAGGGATAAAATGGCAATTACATTAAGAACCACAAAAGGTTCAGCTCTTACTCATACAGAGATGGATACTAACTTTAGTGAATTAGATAGTAGAATTATTGATTCTGCTGGAGTTGCTTCTATTGCTCGAACAGTAGCACTTGACTCTGCAGAAGCTTTTCAACTTCTCTTAGATTCATCAGAAATAATCAATCTTATTGATAGTAACTATATTAACAGTTTTGCTTTAGATTCAGCAGCTACATCTTCTCTTATTGCAGGGGAAGGATATACGAAGTTAGATTCAGCAGACGCTATGGGTATTATTGATTCACATGTAGATGCTGACTTTATTGCTACATATGTAGATTCAGCATTTGTTGCATTAAGAGCGCCTGATTATATTACATATTACGAAGACGAAGTAAAAGGTACAGTTGATTCTGATTATGTAGTTTTAAAACAAAGACAGTATACATTTGCAGGTGATTTTCAAGATGATACTATTGCATTAATAGATTCAGATTATGTGCAAGCAAGACAGTCACTAGACTCTTCCGCTGTAACTGGATTAATTGATTCAGCTTATATTCAATTAAGACAGCTTGGAGCTGATTTAATTGATTCAGCTACTGTATTGAATTTAAGTATTGCTAATTTATCTGAGGATTCTTCACCTACTCTTGGTGGAGATTTAAATATGAATGGATTCTCTAATACATATGCGTTTAACTTAGGAGCTTCTGGTAGTTCAGCATATACATTTTCAGATACAAGAAATAGGTTCTTTCCTACAACAGAGAATAATCCTACCTTATATTTAAGGAGAGGAGATGCGTATATATTTATTAATGGTACAGGAGCTCATCCGCTAGAGATACAGGATAGTGACGGTAATTCCTATGACACAGGAGTAATAAATAACAGAGATAGTAATGGATCAGGAAATGTTACTATAGTACCTTCTATGTCAGCGCCGCTAAGATTAAGATATCAATGTACATCACATGACTCAATGGGTGGAATTATTAATATAGTGTAATGATATGACACAAGATAATGCAGAAAATGACTTTGAATATTCTAGAAGAATATATCATGATCTCTTAGCAAAGGGATCAGAAGCTTTAGATGATATGATGGAAGTAGCTAGAGCTACTGAACATCCTAGAGCTTTTGAAGTGCTTTCAGGTATGATGAAGAATGTTGGTGACATAAACGGGTCATTAATGGATCTTCATAAAAAGAAAAAAGACTTTGATAAAAATGATGAAGTAAAAGAATTGCCAGGTCAGACTACCAATAATGTTTTTATTGGATCTACAAGTGATTTGCAACGTATGTTGCAACAACAAAATGATGAGGAAAATATAGTTGACATTAGCGATTACAAGAAGGATGACTGATTCTTATAATGGTAACATTAATGTCAAACGAGATGGTGTTACCCACAATTGGACTAATCAAGAAGTAGCAGAATATGCTAAATGCATGAAGAATCCAAGCTATTTCGCTTCTACCTACTGTAAAATTATTTCTCTTGATGAAGGATTAGTTTCCTTTGAGCTATATCCATATCAAGAAAAAATGTTTAACCAGTTTAACACTAATAGATTTAACATTGTATTAGCTTGTAGACAATCAGGTAAATCTATATCTTCTGTTGCTTATCTTCTATGGTTTGTCTTATTTAATCCAGAAAAGACAGTTGCTATCTTAGCTAACAAAGGTGCTACTGCTGGAGAGATGCTACAACGTATTACTCTTATGTTAGAGAATCTTCCTTTCTTTTTACAGCCTGGATGTAGAGCTCTTAACAAAAGATCTATAGAGTTTTCTAACAATAGTAGAATTATTGCAGCTGCTACATCTGGTTCCTCTATTCGTGGTATGTCTGTTAACCTTCTATATCTTGACGAATTTGCATTTGTTGAAAGGGCTGCTGAGTTCTATACTTCAACATATCCTGTTATTTCATCTGGTAAAGACACAAAAGTAATTATTACGAGTACGGCTAATGGTATTGGTAATATATTTGAAAAGATATGGACAGGAGCTATACAAGGAGTAAATGAATACACTCCGTTTAGAGTAGATTGGTGGGATGTTCCAGGTAGAGATGAAGCTTGGAAGCTACAAACTATCGCTAATACTTCCCAGTTGCAGTTTGATCAGGAGTTTGGTAATACTTTCTTTGGAACCGGAGATACTCTTGTTAATGCGGAAACCTTAATGGCACTTAGAGCGGCGTCTCCTAAGGCTATGTTAGAAGGAAATAGCGTTTATATCTATGAAGAGACACAGAAAGGTCATGATTATATTATGACTGTAGATGTATCAAAAGGAAGAGGACAAGATTATTCTACATTTAATGTGATCGATATTAGCACAAGACCTTTTAAACAGGTTGCTGTTTATCGCAATAATACTATCTCTCCGATCCTCTTCCCTAATATTATTTATAAATATGCTAAAGTCTATAATGAAGCTTATGTTGTAATAGAAGCTAATGACCAAGGAGCTGTTGTATGTAATGGATTATATTATGACTTTGAATATGAAAATATGCATGTTGAATCTGCAATAAAAGCTAATGCTTTAGGTATTGAAATGAACCGTAAGGTTAAAAGACTAGGGTGCTCTACAATAAAAGATATTTTAGAAACTCAAAAGTTAGAGATAGTCGATGAGAATACTATTTTAGAAATATCTACATTTATAGCTAAAGGTCAATCATATGAAGCATCAGATGGTAACCACGATGACCTCATGATGAATTTAGTTATGTTTGGTTATTTTTCTTTATCTAGTCAATTCGGAGAAATAACAGATATCAATCTAAAAGAAATGATGTATAAGAATAGAATGCAAGAGATTGATAATGATATGGTACCATTTGGATTTATAGATGACGGTCTAGAAGAAGTAGAAAAATCTGATAATATTAGAGAACCGTGGGCTATAGAGCCCGACTTTCGTAACAATTTTTACTAAATAATAAAAATGATAAATAACAGTAATTGAATTCCGTATTATGTAAACCTTATAATTCGATTACTGGAAAAGGAACGAACAATGGCATTATTTACTCCTTCGGAGTCGCCGGCAATCGTAGTCAAAGAAGTTGATCTGACAGGCGGAGTGCCTAATGTTCAATCTTCAACTGGCGCGATGGTAGGTAACTTTCGCTGGGGTCCTGCTGAGGAAGTAACGCTTGTATCTAATGAAGCGGGCCTTGCTGAACAGTTTGGAAACCCAGACGATACGCATACAGTAGATTTTCATTCTGCTGCATATTTTCTAAAATATTCTAATTCTTTGCAGGTAGTAAGAGCTGTCTCTTCTGCTGCTCGGAATGCAACTGATGCATCAGGCACAGCTGCACTAATTAAAAACAGCGATACATGGGATAATGGTACATGGACTGGTAAAGTACATGCTAAGTATCCAGGCGCTTTAGGTAACTCACTTAAAGTATCTGCTGCAGGTCCAGCTACATGGAGTGGATGGGCATATGCAAGTAAGTTCGATGCTGCTCCAACAGCTAACGAACAGCACATTGCAGTTGTAGATGAAGACGGAGATATCTCTGGAACTGCAGGTACAGTACTAGAAACATTCCCATTTGTATCAGAATTAGCTGCTGCTCTAAATGATGACGGTTCATCTAATTATATGAAAA